TGCTCACTTTATGGATTACTAGGTAGCGAATCGTTCGTCCAAAGGCAGCAGCCGCCTTCACCTACGGTAACGAGTACCGGTCCTAAGGTGATACTTTATTTACCTTCCTATGTACACCTGGGGTTCGGCTTCTCTTCGACGCTGTTCCTCGGTTTTAGGTATTAGACCATCTCCGTATTGCGGATATTTGCGCTGTCTGTCATATGCTACATACATAAACATTCCGCCTACTACAAATATAGCAAACAGTATTATTACGCCTATCCAGGCATCCTGTGTAAGTTGTCGCATACGTGCCGCACGTCTTGCTTCCTGAGCGGCTTGTTTTTGCATTTGTCGAGCAATCAAGACTTTCTGTTGCTTGCCCATTGTGTTCATCATTTCACTAACGTCAGTCCACAATGCGCCTAGTTCCGGCGGAGCTTGATATACCATCATTTCACGCAACTCTACTTTCATTTGTTCAAGTTGCTTTTTCATAATGACAAGTTGTAAGGCTCTGCGTCCTAAACTACTGTCGCCTTCGTATATTTCTTCGCGTGCTTTGCGTTCTTCTTCTTCGATAACAGCCATACATTTATTCATGTTGTCAAAGAAGTCGCCAAGATAGTTGGCCAGCTCTTGGTAGATACCAGCTGTTTCACCTTGTTGTTTGTTTAGTTCAATTACACGATTTTTTTCTTCTATGTAGGCATTCTTTTGTGCTACAGTGGGAGGTTTTTCTGGAGGATGTAATTTATGGAATTGATCGTCAAGATCTTTAAGGACACCTTTGACATCGCCAGCGGCACCCTTGATATCTTTATAAAGTTGGCAACCCTTCTTCACCGCCGAGACGGCGGCGTTGGCCATAGCAAAGAGGGTAATCGGATCCATTACCCTGGATCCTTAGAAGAATAAGAATACGCCTTGTGCTGAAAGAAGTAATCCTAATCCTGCGACAAAGAAACTGCCCCAGAACATGGACATACTTACTGCTAGAATACTTGCAGATAATACAACAATGCTCAATTGATATAGTGTACTAGCGTAACCAATCCATGGGCTTTGCTTTTTAGCGTAGTCACGTTCGGCTTCTAACTTACGGGCTTTGGCCATCAATTCTTTCTTGCCTTCACCCGTAGCTGGATCACTTTCATAACGAGCAATCTTAGCTTCTAACTGTTCAATTTTCTTAGTGTCTTTGCGTACCTGAGCATCGTCCAAACTTTGTTCTGCTAGCATTTGTTTGATGCTTTTGGCTTCGTAAAAAGTCCAAACATCATTTGCGCTAATAGTATTGTTTAGAGTTATACTGCTTAGTTTGCCGCCGTACCAACTGTTAACAGCTAGGATCAGTGCAAATACACTGATTACCATACCTGCTTTGTCTTTGATTTTGGCTTCACGTTCGCTACGACTGCCTACTGGAGGCTTTGGTGCGTCCGGATCTTTTGGTTGTTTTGTGATTAGATTTAATACTGAGTCTAATAAGGCCATCGATTCGCTCCCGGCTTGTTAATAATGTACTATTATTTATTCAAATTACTAGACAAAAATCCCTTGAGATGTTTAAATACATATACATTAACACAAGGAGTCAATTATGGCAGCTCGTAAAAATTCACGTAACGGTGTAAAAGCCGCAGTTAAACGTCAACTAAGAAAGAAGAAATAATATGGCATATAGAGCGAAAAAAGGTAGTTTGAAAGCCGCAGTTCGTAGAGTTCTACGTCGTAGCAAGTAAACTAAAGAAATTGTTGTAATCCCTTCAAAGCGAAGGCGTTGCGGACCCGGGTTCGACCCCCGGCAGGTCCACCAAGAGAGAATTTTACGCTCTGCAGAGCGGCACAACCAGTAATGGATGCACCGGTGAAACGGCATAAGTTTTCTCCTGATGGGCCTGTATTGGCTTCGACGTGGCGAGATAGTAGAGACGGCAACACAGTAGGCGATGACTGTAAATCAAGCAAATCTAGTAAATGCAAAAGCATCTACATTCGAGTTTTTCCAAGTTCCAGTTAGCATCAGTGCTAATGACGAATTTGCATTAGCGGCCTAAGAACCCGCACTCGCGAGGAAGGAAAGTCCTTGTCACCCAACTAACCAAATAAGCCCAGTTTTCTGGGCTTATTTTTGAGTTAAATATTTCTTGACTCAGTAGTAACTAGGATATATAATAATCTTAGTGACAACTAGTCGCTTTTTAATATTAAAAAAGGAAGTAAATTATGAAAAAGATTGCATTAGCAAGTCTATTGGCCCTAGCGGCTATTTCAGCAAGTGCTGTAGAAGTTGGCGTCGTTGGCGGTGTTGACATCAAAGAAGGTAATCACTCACGTGATACATATGGTTTGACAGTAGGTCAACATTTTGGTGCTTTTAGCGTAACAGCAGAAGCTCTACGTGAACAAAAAGGCGATACTAACAAGTTTAACTTGATTGGTGGATATGACTTTGCTACTGTGGGTACAGCTACACTAACAGCTAAAGCTGGTGTTGCCTATATCGACAATAGCACTATCGACCATGCAGATCGTTATGCTGGTGTAGTAGGTGCAGGTATTACTGTTCCAGTTACCAAGCAAGTTGGTTTGACAGTTGACTATCGCTACCAAGCTGGCGAGCACAACTACAAGTCATATGACGGTAGCACAGTATTGGTTGGTGCTAAGTACTCATTCTAATCTTAGGATTAGTTCACCTAAAAGGTTGCTTCGGCAACCTTTTTTGTTTTATAATATAATTTTTACCCCTAAGGAAGTAACATGGATGTAGATACCGCGGCAGAGATTTTGGCAGGAAGTATTTTGACAATGATGGCATTTATTGTAATTGTAGTTGGTATTGTTGTAATTAATAATATCCTACACAAATATTGGAAACCTGTTAAACTTTTTACTCCTGACAGTTGGAAGGCATTCAATCCTCCAACTTATGCTAGTCAACAAGAGCTAGACCGCATTGCCCCAATTTTAGATAAAAAAGATCATTAACGTTATTAAAAAAATCAATTACGGTCATTGAAATAATTATTGAAAAAACCAATAAAAACCGTAGACTTAATTAGTAAATACTATTACAATAACATATCAGTACAAACACTGAGTTATTAGTTTTCAACACACACAAGGAGATTAAAATGAAAACAATTGGTGATAAATTAGAACATTTCGCAGTAACAGGCGTTAAGCCAGGACAACCAGAAGATGCTTTCTTCACAATCGACGAAACTAGTTTCGAAGGCAAGTGGAAAGTAATCGTGTTTTATCCAAAAGATTTTACATTTGTTTGCCCAACAGAAATTGTAGCCTATGACAAACTAAATGGCGACTTCACTGATCGTGATGCAGTTCTTTTGACAGGTTCAACAGACAATGAGTTCTGTAAAATTGCATGGCAAAAGAGCCACCCAGATTTAATCAAAATCACACACACCCAATTTGCAGACACACAGAGGGGCGAGTTGAGTTTGGCAGAACAACTAGGCGTGTTCTATGCTCCAGCAGGTGCCGCACTCAGAGCTACATTTATTGTTGATCCACAAAACGTTATCCAACACGTTACTGTAAACAACTTGGATGTAGGTCGTAGCCCAGAAGAAACATTGCGTATTTTAGACGCATTGCAAACTGGCGAACTTTGTGCTTGTAACCGTGTAGTAGGCGGGGAGACACTATAATGGCACAGAATAATGTAATGAGTGATAAATACTTGTATGGAAACAATCACTCATACATCATTCGTCTATAAATGGATACACTTGCCTACGGGCAAGTGGTATATTGGGAGTAGAACCGCTAAAGGATGTCATCCCAAAGATGGCTACATTAGTTCAAGTGAACTTATTAAACCGTTGATAAAACAAAGCCCAACAGAGTGGCAACGAGAAATCATTAAAACTGGTAGCCCAGAAGAGATGGTTAAACTAGAAACTACTTTGTTGGAATCGTTGGATGCTAAAAATGATCCAATGAGTTTTAATCAACACAATGGCGATGGTAAGTTTACAAGAACAGGTGTAGTAGTATCAGAGGAAACTCGTAAGAAACAAAGTGAGTCAATAAAGAAAGTTCATCCTAATAGAGGAAAGCCAAGTCCAAATAGAGGCAAAATAGCATCTGAGGGAACTCGTAGGAAACAAAGTGAATCAAAGTTAGGGAAGAAACGCAAGCCATTTACGGAGCAGACAAGAGACAAGATTAGACAAGCAAAGTTAGGTAGTAAAAATCCAAGATATGGCAAAACACCAAGCGAGGAAACTAAGGAAAAACTTCGTCGTGCTAATCAAGGCAAGAAGGAAACTTTTACTTGTCCGCATTGTAGCAAAATAGGCGGTGGTGGCTCAATGCTAAGATGGCACTTTGATAACTGTAAGGAAAAGAAATGAACAACGATGAATTAAATTATAAAGCAACTTGTATCTATGATGATATGACTGTTGTTATTGAAAATGGTGTAGAAATATCAAGAACATTCCAAGATAACAGGATTAAATTTAATCCTCTTGAATTGATTGCGACACCAGAATGAACGAACATATTAAGGAGATAAAATGAGTTTTATTGAAACAGTTAAACCAGCATTACCAGATTATGCCAAAGATACACGATTGAACATTGACTCTGTATTGTTGCGTAGCACTCTTGATGCTGATGTAGCAATGGGGTGTGC